GCCTACCCCGGTGGCGACGGTGTGTCTTTGATCAACACCGCTCACCCCATCGTCAACGGCACCTTCAGCAACCAGTTGGCTACCGCCGCTGTGCTGTCGCAGACCTCCTTGGAACAAATGCTGATCCAAGTTCGTCAAGCTGTGGACAACAACGGCAAGAAGATTCGTTTGGTGCCCCGTCAATTGATCGTGGCCCCCGGCAACATCTTCCAAGCCGAAGTGCTGTTGAAATCGGTTCTGCGCACTGGTAACGCCAACAACGACATCAACCCGGTGAAATCCATCGGCTTGCTGGACGAAGGTGCTGCTGTGCTGAGCCGCTTGTCTTCTGCCACTGCATGGTGGGTTCAGACCGATGCGCCCGAGGGCTTCAAGCTCTTGATGCGCCGCCGTCTGGAAAAAACCATGGAAGGTGACTTCGAGACTGACTCCATGCGCTACAAGGCGACGGAGCGTTATGACGTGGGCTTCACTGATCCACGTTGCGCTTACGGTACCCCCGGTATCTAAGCAAAGCAGGGGGTGTAGTTAAACTACATCCCCCTTTTTTTAACATCGGTCAAACTTTTCAAGGAGCAGACCATGCCTCAATTTTCTGACGACCTATTCCTCGGCCCGGCCCAAACATACATGGGCACCGGCCAACAACAAACCGAAGGCACTTTTGCTGGTTCGGTTTCCGGCACCACCCTGACCATCACGCAATTGCTGTCCGGCGATCCGCTGGTGCTTGGTCAATACGTTGGCGGCACCGGCATCACCGCAGGTTCTTACATTACCGCATTCGCTACTGGCGCAGGCGGCGTGGGCACCTACACCCTCAGCGCCTCGTCTTCGGCCACTGGCGCAATCACCATCACCTCTTCCGGTGACGGCGGCTACGGCGACCCATCCCCCATGGATTTGGGTATCGGCCCATTGGGTCGCGTCTACGTCTGGGACTGCGTTCCACAAACCCTGCAAGTCGCAAACATCGCCGCTTCGCAGACCCCTGCTGCCGCTGGTGCATTGACGTTGACTGCTGGCACCTCCGCAAAGTCTGTTGTGCGCTCTGACGGCACCACCGTGATCCAGTTAAACACGCCTCGCGCCGTGTCCATCACACTGGCTAGTGGCGGCGCTGCTCGTGCTTACACCGTGGCCGGTTACGACTACTACGGCCAGCCCATGACTGAAGTAATCACTTCGGTTGCAAGCGCCACTACGCCCGGCAAGAAAGCCTTCTACCAAATCGCTTCGGTGACTGGTGCAGGCGGCGGCTCTACTTCGGCACTCAGCGTTGGTACTGCTGACGTGTTTGGCTTGCCCGTGCGCTGCATTGACGCTGGATACGTGGTCAAAGTTGGTTGGAACAACACCCTGCTGCAAAATGCTGGCGTGTTCACCCCTGCCGACACCGCTACCGCAACCAGCTCCACCGGCGACGTGCGCGGCACCTTTGCACCCACCACGGCTGCTGATGGCATCAAGCGTTTGGTCATGACCATTGCCCTGCCCGGTATTGCTGTCGGCCCCAATGCAACTCGCATCGGCGCACTTGGCGTAACTCAAGCCTAATAGGAGGACATCATGTCTCAATTCAAACCTATGGTCAAAATGATGACCGACGAGCCTTCGGTGATTCTGAAGCTCAAAAAAGGTGGCGGCGTCAAGCACAAGGCTGTGGGCGGATTCATGCCTATGGCCGCTTCCCAGCCTGCTCCTATGGGTATGCCTGCACGCGGTGGCATGGCCCCTGCTGCGGCTCCTATGCGCCCCTCTATGGCGGCTCGTCGCGCTGCGATGAACCCCAACATGATGAAAAAGGGCGGCAAGGCCGAGAGCAAGCACGAGAAGCACGAAGAGCACGAAATCCACAAGCTGGAAAAAGAACTCAAGCACCACGAGCATGAGAAGGATTCCAAGCACGGTGGCAAGGCTCACGCCAAGCACGGCGGCAAGATTCACCACAAGGCTTCTGGTGGTGCTATTGACCGCGCCGAGACCAAGACCACCATCGAAAAAGGTGCGAAGAAATTCGAGAACACCAAGGTCGATGACGGTCAGCATCACGACAAGCACCATGGCACCAAGGGCATCAAGGAAGGCAAACCCGCTGGCTACAAGCACGGCGGTCATGCCCACAAGATGCACAAGTTCGCCACTGGCGGCGCGATCCCTGCTGACACTGACGAAAAGGTCAACAAAGGCAAGATCAAGATGAAGGGCACCATCGAAGGCAATGAGCACGACTACGTGAACACCGAGATGCACGAAGCCAAGCGCGACCGCGCCCACGGCACCAAAGGCATCAAGGAGTCCAACGCAGGCGGCTTTAAGCGCGGTGGCAAGGTGCCCGGCATCGGTCGTGCGATTGAGCATGATGGCGACTGGGAAAACCGCCCTGCTGATACGGCCAAGGCTGGAAAAATGAATGGCACCACTGGTGGCGTTCGTGAATCCAACGCTGGTGGTTTCAAGCATGGAGGCCACGCCGCAAAAAAGCACTACGCCACGGGCGGTAACGTCGTAGATGACGGCAAGGCAGTAAAAATGCCCCGTCACTTCGTCAGCCGTCCCGTGGCAAACAGCTTGCAGTCTGGCACCTTCGCAAAGGGCGGAAAGGTCGAAAAAGAAGAGGCTCCAAGCCTTCGTCTTTTGAAGACCCATACCGGCCCAAAGGGGCATGTAGCCAAGGTTTATAAAGACCGTGATTATGGTGAGCATCGTGTAAAGTTCTTCAACCCTGAAGGCAAACACTTTCCTGATGCGGACTATCACACCGATGACGTGAGCGATGCTCATGACACCGCCCAAGGTCAACTAAGCCGCTACAAGAAAGGTGGCAACGTGCATCACCGCGCCAATGGAGGACTTGAGTTCTCTTCGGACGATGATCGCAGCGATGTCACCCCCCAGATGGTGCGGGACGCAAAAGCCCGAGCCAAGCAAAGTGCGCAAATCGACAAAATCGAAGGTGCGTCACCCACGCAAAAGCAGTCCATCCACTCGGGTGGTTACCGCAAAGGCGGCAAAGCCAAGTGCTAATCAGGTAGGGGCTTCGGCCCCTGCTTTTTAAGGAAAAATCATGGGAACTTACTCTTCCGCCACGCGTCAAGGCGCTTACGAGCCTTTTGAACTGCAAGTGTCTCGCGGCCAAGTCGCCGGTCACACCGCCCTCAACATTTTTGGATTCAGCACCACTGTCGGATCATCCGCACTGGGCCCAGTATGGGAGGGTTTAACCCTGTCCGGTGGCGCTTATGCATACCCTTCTGTGGCCGCGCCCTTGGTGCTGGTCAGCGACTCCGCTTCGGACACCTCGGCACTGAGTGTGCAAATCCAAGGCTTGGACGCAAACTTCAATCCCTTGGTGGAAACGATTGCGCTGAATGGCACGACCAACGTGACCACCACCGGTTCTTTCCTGCGCATCAATTTGATGACCACCACCAACGGCCTGAACGTCGGCAACATCACCGCCAAGATCAGCTCTACCACCTACGCCAAGATCAACGCTGGCATCGGTCAGACTCAGATGTCGATCTACACGGTGCCCAAGGGTTACACGTTCTATCTGTCATACATCCAAGCTGACGCAAGCATTGGCTTCACGTCCAGCAACTACATGAAGTACGCCGAGTACAACAAGGACAACACCACTGGTGAGGTCAATGTTCTGAACCAGACCACGTTTGTGCAGTCACTGAATATCCCTTACACCTGCCCAATCCCCCACAACGAGAAAACTGACATTCAGTTTGAAGTTGTTGCCAACACCGGTAGCCCATTCAGTTGCAACATCTACGCTGGCGGCATCCTCATCAAGAACCCAGACTAAGGAACCATCATGCCTTTGATCAAATCCAAATCTGAAAAAGCCTTCAAGCACAACATCAAAGCGGAAGTGAAAGCTGGTAAGCCAGTCAAGCAGGCCGTGGCGATTGCGTACAGCGAGAAGCGTGCAGCCCGCAAGGCTCATGGTGGAAGCATTTCCACTTGCCATGAGAACCATATGTGCAAAGGCGGCTGGTAATGTCTGCGCGAGGTCTTTATGCGAATATCCACGCGAAGCAAGAGCGGATCGCTCATGGCTCTGGTGAGAAAATGCGTAAGGCTGGTAGCAAAGGTGCGCCGACGGCTCAAGCTTTCAAGGAATCGGCCAAAACAGCCAAGAAAATGAAAGACGGTGGCCCCAGCCTTGCCGTGGGTCGCGGCGAGAAATTGTCGGTCGAGAAAGGCGCTGGCCTGACCACCAAAGGCCGCGCCAAATACAATCGTGAGACTGGATCGCACCTCAAGGCACCGCAGCCCCAAGGCGGCTCTCGCAAGGACTCGTTTTGTGCCCGAATGTCTGGTGTGGTTAAACACGCAAAGGGTGACGCACCCCGCGCAAAAGCATCGCTCAAACGCTGGAACTGCTCCGGCTGGTAAGGAACAAACATGGCATACAGCGGAACCGTTGGACAGACAGTTGTCTCAGTACAGAAATTCATTGACCAAGGTGCCCGCATGTCGGGCAAGTTGGCCGAAGAATTGACTGTGGAGCAAGTGCAGGCGGCGAAGCAATCCCTGTTTTTCATCCTGTCCAACCTGATCAATCAGGGCATCAACTACTGGTGCATCAGCAAGAAGGTCTATGGCATGAATGCCGACCAATTCCAGTACCTGCTACCCCAAGGTGGCAATGA